TTAAAGTATACAAGGTATTGACTGAAGAAGCTACTAACCTGATCCGTAAGTATCCTCTGTACAAGAAGGGTATCGAGGTTGAAACTGAGTTTGCTAAGATCGAAGCTGACATCAGAGCTAAGGGCTGGATGTTTGATATGGCTAAGGCTCAGACACTGCTAACAGAGATCAACAACAAGTTAGATGCTATTGAAGCTGTACTTGAACCTAAGATCGGAATGAGGTGTATTAAGACAGATGGAAAAGACGAATACAAAGAACCAGCATGGCGTAAAGACGGATGCTATACAGTCGCCACAGTTAAACACTTTAATCTACCACAAGAGTCAGGAAGAACTGAAAGACCTATTGAAGGACCCTACTGCCGAATCTCTTTTGAACAAGGCAAAGTCGGATCAACCGAAGTCGTAAAGGATTGGCTATACTCTATAGGATGGGTACCTGATGAATGGAATGTGGAAAAGATTAATGGTAAGTTTGTCAACAAATCCCCGAAGATTACTGAAAGTAGTCTTTCTAAGTTGGGTAGTGACGCTATGCTTGTATCAGACTATTACACTATACGCTCTCGAAAGGGCATCTTAGAAGGATGGATCAATGAAGTACGTAACAGTAAAGACAATCGTTTACATGGTCGTATGTGGACTATTGGTACTCCTACCTTTAGATGTAGACATGAAGTTGTTGCTAATCTCCCTAGTGTTGACTCTGTTTATGGGAAAGAAATGCGTGGACTACTTATATCCGAACCCGGAACAACCATTATCGGTGCTGACTCAGCTGGAAATCAGATGCGTGGTCTTTGTCATTATATACGCAACGATAGTTTTACTAATGAGGTAATCAATGGAGATGTCCACCAAAGAAATGCAGATGCTTTGGGAACTAGTCGCAAGCTTGCTAAGCCTTTTCTTTATGCTTTTCTGTTTGGGGGTGGTGACGGTAAGCTTGGTCTCATTCTTACGGGCAAGACGGATGCAAAGACGGGTAAAATTGCTAAAGAAAAGTTTGAGAACTCAATACCCGGATTAAAAGAACTTAAGGATAACCTGTCAAACCTGTTTGATAAGACATCTAATACATTCGGTAAGGATAAAGCCTTCATCAGGGGTATTGATGGTCGTATGGTATTCGTAAGCTCTCAGCATCAGGTACTTAACTACTTATTACAGACTGCTGAAGGTGTCAGCTGCAAGGCTGCAGCGGTATATCTCAGAGACAAACTAAAAGAACGTAACATCCCACACTACTTTGTTCTTCACTACCATGATGAAGTTGCTGTTGTAACTAAAGATGAGTATGCAGAAGAGGTAGCTGAGTTATCTATCGAAGCATTCACTGAAGCGCCTAAGTGGTTTGGTATTGAGTGCATGGGTGGTGATGCTCATACAGGTAAAACATATGCAGAGGTACACTAATGATTGAGTCAGATGACCAATTCGATGTAGCAATCATTGATGCAGACAGTATTCTGTATCAGATTGCTCACATGCAACCGTCTCCTGCGTTATGTCGTAAAGCTCTTGACGATAAGTTAAAAGAGATTATGACTAACACTGGGGCTATTGCTGGTGCTGTCTTTATTAAAGGTAAAGACAACTTTAGGTATCAAGTAGATGCCGCCTATAAAGGTAACAGGAAAGATAATATAGAACCTGAAGTTAAGGATCGTATTGAAGACCTATACGAGTACTGTAAAGAGTTCAGCATACAGTCAGATGGTGGTGAAGCAGATGATTACTGTGGTATTGCCGCTGACTTAGCAGTAGGTGACAACAAACGTTATGTTGTATGCCATATAGATAAAGACCTTGACTGTATTCCTGGATGGCACTATAACTTTCGTAAGGATACAATGTATTACGTTGAACCTGAAGAAGGTTATCGATTCCTTATGATGCAGATCTTAACAGGAGATGCAACAGATAATATCCAAGGCTTAAGAGGTGTAGGACCAAAGACAGCTGAGAAGCTTATCAATGGTGTACCTAATACTCACTTGTGGTCAAGGGTTATTGACATCTGGAAAGAAAAATGTGGTGATAATTGGGAACCTTTCTTTTTGAAGTGTGCTAACTGCATATACATCAGAGAGAGTGATGAGGATCTTAAGCCACTATCATTTGAAGAATTAAAAGAAAGATTATCATGGAAGATTACGGACACTGGATTTCCCTCACAGAGCGACCAGCCAACGCCTTCGGATTCATCTATGCCGTCTTCGGACCAACTGGAAGACAATACATCGGAAGAAAGCAACTCATAAGTGAAACATCTAGACTACCCGCAGGAGCTAAGCGCAGAGTTAAGACTCGAAGAGAGTCTGATTGGAGAACTTACAGATCCTCCTGTCGAGAACTCCTTGATGATATTGAGTTGTATGGAGCTGAAACATTTACTTTTGTTATATATGACTGGGTATACGGAAGAGGGATGCTTACGTATAGGGAAGTCCAAGAGCAATGGTCGTGTGAAGTCCTTTCAAGAGATGAAACTCCTGATGGAGAGCGCCTCTGGTACAATGGCAACATTGGAGCCGTCAAGTTTTTAAAACCTAAATTATGAATAAGAATAAGCCTATTAAACCACTTGAAAAAGAAATCCCTTCATTAAAAGAGGATTTCAAGAATCAATTTAAACGTAAGAAAGAAACTCAACAAGAAGCTAAAGATCGAAGAGAACGTATTAGAGAGTATAAAGACAACAGAGACTGGAACTAATATATGTCAAGGTGGATTCATACCGCTTGTCCTAAGTGCAGCTCATCAGATGCCTTCTCTTATAAAGAAGATGATGAGTTTGGCTATTGCTTTTCGTGTTGTAAATCAGCACCAACAGACCCTAACTTTAAACCAACAGTTTACCACAAAGAAAACTACGATATGCACACAATAGAGGAGATCAGAGAGTATGACACAAGAGGATTTCAAGAGAGAGGTATCACCAAACCCGTATCAGCTCACTACGGTGTTAAGGTTTCGTATGCTGAGGATGGTACTATCAGTAGCCATTTTTATCCATATACTAAAGACAATAGTATTGTTGCCTATAAAGAGCGTAAACTACCTAAAACCTTTCTTATTCACGGTGAGTTTAAAGGTGTACAGTTATTCGGTCAGAATGTTTCAACGGGTGGTAAGCGCATTATCATCACGGAAGGAGAGTTAGACGCACTAGCTGTAGCTCAAGCTCAACATGATAAGTATGGTAGGTTCTACCCAGTAGTAGCATTACCCTCTGCATCAGCCACATCAATGATCCTTGAACAACGTGAATGGTTACGTAACTTCGATGAAGTCGTATTGATGTTCGATCAAGATGATGCCGGAAAAAAAGCTACAGATCAAGCCGCTAAGATTATTGGCTATGATAAGGTTAAGGTAGCATCATTACCTGAGAAAGATCCTTGTGATGTACTGATTAAGCATGGTTCAACTATGCTAATGAACTGTATCTTTGATGCACGTACATTCAGTCCAGCAGGTGTTGTTAAAGGTGAGGCTATCTGGGAACAATTCATGCGTAAGAAAGAAACTAATTCTTTGCCTTATCCTGAATGCTTGAAGACTCTTAACGACAAGCTACATGGTATGCGCTTAGGTGAGATTGTATTGTTCACATCAGGCACAGGCTCAGGTAAGAGTACAGTCATTAAAGAGATTGTACTTGAGATCTTAGCTAAGACAACTGATATGATCGGTATGGTATCACTCGAAGAATCCATTGGTGACTCTGCTGAGAAGTTTATTGGTATGCAGTTACGTAAGAACTTACTGACACATGATGTATCAGAGGCTGACATGTATACTGCTCACCAACAAGTGTTCGGTGATGAACGATTAGTACTGCTTGATCACCAAGGTTCTGTAGGTGATGAGTCTCTTATTGACAAGCTAGAACACTTAGCCTTGATGGGTTGTAAGTATATTATCCTTGACCACATCACTATTGCTGTGTCTGAAGGTGCTAAGGGTCGTACAGGTAATGAAGCAGTTGACTCAGTCATGAGTGACTTACTTAAGATCTGTAAGAAGCATAATGTCTGGTTAGGTGTTGTGTCTCACTTGCGTAAGGGTGAAAAGCCTTTTGAAGAGGGTCACTTACCATCTATCGATGACATCAAAGGCTCAGGCTCTATTAAACAAATCTCTTTCGACATCATTGCTTTTGCTCGCAACATGATTGCTG